CCCTAGCCAGTTGCGAGGCCCACAGCACGATGCGGCGTGGTGCGATGAGTTGGCGGCGTGGACAGACGCTAACAAGGGTGACACATTGGACACCTCGTGGAACAACCTAATGCTTGGCCTGCGACTTGGACAAAACCCAAAGGCGCTCGTCACCACCACTCCTAAGCGTGTGAAGTTGGTTCGACAAGTAATGGAACGCCGTACTACAACCATCACCACGGGAACAACCTACGACAACCTTTCCAATATGGCTGCTTCCTTCCGTGAGAATGTGCTGGCAGCCTATGAAGGCACACGCATCGGTGAGCAGGAGTTGATGGGAATGCTCTTGACGGATGTGGATGGGGCGATGTGGACACTCGAAATGCTAGAGAACCGAGCCGAACTCGTGCCTATCCTTCTGGGAGAAGCCGATGATTAGGGTCACGCCAGACGATTTCACTAGGATAGTTGTGGGCGTTGACCCCTCTGTGACTTCTGGCGAGAACGCAGACGAAACGGGCATTATCGTGGTCGCAGCAGGGCCACACCAGCCCGATACCTGTGTCGTGGAGACTTGCGACAGTCACGGGTATGTGCTGCAAGATGCCACCCTCGCCAAGACGAACAAAAACTCGGTGGATGCGTGGGTCAACAGGGTCATTGAGGTCTTTGATGACTGGAACGCCAACCTCGTGGTAGTGGAAAGTAATCAAGGCCACGAACTTTTGGAAATGGCGTTGCGAACGAAGCGACCCGAACTGCCCATCAGCAGGCCGAACGCCCGCGAGAACAAAAAGGCACGAGCGGAACCCATCGTGGCGCTCTACGAGCAGGGGCGTGTGCATCACGTTGGTGACCCCACCAAGTTCGCCCAACTAGAGGAACAGATGACCACTTGGGTGCCATCGCCCGATGGTCGTAGGCGTGGCAAGTCACCTGACCGTGTGGATGCCCTTGTGTGGGCGTTAGCGGAACTGAACTTGCAGGGCAAGAAGTATCGCAAGCAGTTGGAAGCCTTTGCCCCCATCGGCTACGAGCAGCGAAATCCGTGGCGTATCTAGACACCACGCCGATGATTTGAGAGCCGTATAGGGGCTTACAGCGTGTGTGTTTTACGCCGTAAGCCCCCAACAGGGCTGTGTTAGACAGTCTGCTTCATTGGCAGGGCATCAGCCCCACCCCCATCTGGCTAGTTGCTTGGTGCGGTAGCGACCTCTAAGGCTCGCTGGTAGTAGCGGTGGGCAGTCGGGTAGGTCACGCCAAAGTTCTTGGCGATAACCGAGATGCTGTCACCTGCGGCTACACGGGCATTGAGGTTTGCGACCTGCATCGGGTTTAACGCAGGGCGTCGACCACGACTGCTCGTTGCCTTCTTACTGCGCTTCGGGGCGGTCACCTTGCTGGCGGGCGTAGTTGAGGCTAGACCCTGAAGGGCTTGTGCCACCAACTTCGTAGCCTTGCTCTGGTTGTCTGCCATCACCGCAACGATGGCTTCGCTCAATAGCAATACCGTTTTTGTGTTGTTGTTCTTGTTCACTTCACCTCCTTTACGAACGCTTGGGGGAAATAACCGACATAGAGGGAGTATGAGCCATCAGGGTTCTTACGAGTAGCACCCTTAAACGGCCACTCCTTGCGAGACACCTTTGTTGATGATGGCAACTGCATTAGTCGGATAAGGACTTTGTGTATCTCTTGGAAATGAGGGGCTTGACCATCCCATAGCAACCATTTGTTCGGCGTGGCGAGCAACTGTTGGCGGCGAGCCGACATCATCTCGCTATCTTGGATACCTCTGGGTTTTCTAGGTGGCAGGTCAACCACCGGCATCTCGTAGGCGGTAGTCATTACTTCACCTTTTTCGGTTGGAAGTTCCACGCTTCAGAGAACTCCCACGCTTCCTGCAATAGGTCAGCAGGGGCTTCTCCACGAACGGTCAACTCGATTAGCCCGAACTCGGCTAGTCGCATCAGAAAGGCTTCGTCACTCATCTCATCGTCAATGAGGATGCGATACTGAACGAACACCCGATAGGCAATGCCACGCTTCGGGTGCTTCCTGTCCATTGGGTTGTAGGAACGCTCTCCAATGATGGCGAGAACATCAAACGCCGATGGCTGGATGATGGTTTCCTTCCCCCACTTCACCTGCCAAGTCGCAGATGAAGGGGAGAAGTTGGCTTCAGGGGAGTATCCCATTAGGCGATTTCCTTTCGGCTCTCACCGATGCTGACCATATCCAAGATTTCGCCATTGCGAACACGCAGATAGGTCATCGGCTCAATGTCCTCGACCCACGCAAGGTCAACCTTTGCATTGGCACACGCCGCCACGAGCAGGGGCATCGTGCTGGCGAAAAACAGCGACCCACCGTGAGTAGAGCCAACTGCCAACGGCGAGCCATCCACACGGGCGAGATGCAGGTCACGCTTGTCACGAGCATCAAGCCACGCAAGGGCGGCACGACCCTTCAGCGAGCGTAGGACATCGTAAGGGGCATAGGTCGTGCGGTTGAGTAAGGCAAAGGCGGCTTCGCTATCCACCTGTGCCTTACGAGCCTCACGAAAGTAGTCAAACACGGCGTTGTCGTTTGACAGCACCCCGTTGTGAACGCCCACGATACGACCACTCACGATGGGGTGGTTGTTCAGGTTGTTCTCTGGCGAGCCTTGCGTAGCCCATCGGGTGTGCAAGATGACACGCTTCGCCCCCGAAGGCATCTGCTTCAGGTAGGGGTCAAAGGCGTAAGCAGGCACAGGGGCTTTGCTGACTGCGATGGTTGCCTTTTTGGATGCCTTGTTTGACTGCACCCACGCCGCACCTGTGGCATCCTCGCCACGAGACACGATTTGGTTGAGCAGAGACATTGACACCCTACGGGCGTTGATGTGTTCATCCTTGTTGAGGCAAAAGCCTGCGATACCGCACATTTTGTTTCTCCTTGTTAGTTGGTTAGTCGGTTGGTTGGGTCACCTGCCCCCACCCCGAAGGGTGAGGACAGGCAACGGATGGATTAGGAACGGCTACCCGAAAGACGAGTGGCACGGCGGTTGAGGAACGACTTCGTTTCGTCAGCGAGGTTGGTGGCGTTCATCAAGTCGTTGAGCGAGCCGAAGTCCTGCAAAGCATCGGGCATCGCCACCGCAGTCTCGATGAGCGAGAGAAGGAACTTGACCCACGAGGCCACCTTCTCGCCGTTCAGCGTTCCCTGATGCTGGCGAAACTCAATAGTGCCGTACTTGGCGTAAGCCGAGATGTTGACCACCGAGTAGCGACCAAACTGACGAGCCGCATCCTTGATTTGGGATGAGGTGACAGCCTGACGAATGCTCTGGTAAGAGTTCTGACGGACACCGTTGCCCAAGTTGAGGGGCTGGCAGAAGTGGTTGCTCTGGCGTGACCGAGCAATGATGGTGTTGATGTGGCTCTGGTTAGCAGAGTAGAGGTCAAGCACCTTCATAATGTCAGCACCCGTGAGGTTGTTCATCCCGATGTGGACGTGCAAGCCACACGAACGGTCAACACGACCACCAGCCTGAAGCAAGGTCGAGACAGCAAGAGCCGCCTGTGCCAAGCCAGCCTCACCCCGAAGGATAGGGCTGACAAGTTCCAAGCCAGTCGTTCCCGTGCCTGATGAGTTGACCGAGCCATCGGTGACGATTTTCCAGTCAGTCATAACAATGTGTGAGTAGCCCTCAAAGGAAGCACGGATACCAACGGCGGCAAGTGCGTCAATGGCAACCTGTGGTCGGATGCCAAAGAACTCTGCCTCAATACCGAAGGTGCGGTTTGAGCCAACAGCACCGAAAGACGGAACGGCGGGCGTTGCCACCTCGGTGGTCGGGATGACACCAAGTGAGCCACGAGCAGTTGCCGCACGAACGGCTTCGGCGGCACCCTGTGGGCCTGCGTAGCCGAGGCGGTGAGCAATGTCGGCGTAAGCCATACCACGCTGACGAAGCGACAAGGCTTCGTTCTGTCGGCGTTGCGTTGCGGTCAACGAACGCTGACCGTTAAGTGTGCTTCGGCGGTAGTGCGCCGGGCGGTTGTTGTTTGTAGGCATAAAGCACTTCCTTAGTCGGTGTGGGTTTGTTCCCACGAGGAATACTTTACTGTGGTGTAGCGACACAATGCAAATCATTGTGAGAAAAACTTTGGGGGCGTTTCCCTTGTAAATAAAGGGGATACGGGATGCCGCCAAAAATGTCTCAAAAAAACCCTGACGAGAGGGGGGTGCGAGGGGCAAAAAATGACCCTCATAAAGGGGTCACATTTTCTATGAGAGATGACTTGACACGCCCTACCCTCGTGTAGTTAAATGAGTGGGTCGCAACAATGCGACACCGACTAAGGAGTAAGTATGACCGCATCATCCAATGACAAGTGGAGTGCCTACCGTCAGGCTCGCTACATCCGCATCATCGAACACATCACGAAGTCATCGTGCGACATCACGGTGGTTGAGGGTCACTTCGCTCACGACAACGAGGACATCCTTCGTGGTCGCATCGAGAAGTTGACCGGCAAGAAGTTCGTGTTCGGTTTTGACCCGACTGACAGTTCGATGGTCGCTGGCAACCCCAACACCTACGGCTGGTTTCTAACCGACTACACCACCGAAGTAATCAACGAGGTTGAAGTAATCAACGAGTGTGTATGTGGTTGCGAGTATTGCGCCCACCTCACGAACATCAGTACCAACCCCGAAGCCGACCCTTCTTACGAGGAGTTGGGTTGTCGTCAGTGTGACTGCACCGAGTACCGTGCCGCCACCGATGCCGAAGTCGTGGCGGCGAACTAATGACCAACTACACCACTCGACAGTTCGCAGCGGCTTGCCCTAGAGAAGTGATGCAGTTGGCAGCGACGTTCGTAGAGCGCACACAACTCATCCCCGATGGGGCAGTTATGGACGTATGGTTTCGTGAAGGCGAAGTCTGGGCAGACACGGGAGGCCCGATGTATCGCCTCGCCTACCTCTCGGAACTTTTAGAGAACGAAACCTTTGATGACTTCATTCTCAACAGTTCCGATTTTGAGATGTTTGCCACGAAGGGAGATGGCTTCTAATGAACGCCACCGCCGAACTGCTTAACCGCATCCTCTATGAAGCGTGTGCCAACCCCACCGCCGAACCCGATGTCATCACTTTCCGCATTGAGACACATTGCGTAGCGTGGAACATCACGGCTCGTGCCTGTGGCGATGGTCACTACGACATCCTCAAAGCCGTATCCGAACCCTGTTAGGAGAGACAAAATGAAACCCAAAGGAAAACACGCCCGACCCCGTAAGAAGCGTGGCAACAAATACACGCCCTACATCCACATCGCAGCGATGGGGTGTGCCTACACACCTGCTCTAACAACGGTCAGGCACCTTTGCGATACGGGTGGCTGGTTGCTACACGCCAATGTGTGGGAACTGCTTTTGGCGGCGTTCGCCACATTCGTGATTTACGAAGTGGCGTTCGCCATCGTGTTCGCTTTCGCCACGATGATGTGGGTTGAGCGACACGCCCGCCGAAACGCAAGGCTCTTAGACCGCCTATAACGCCCCTAATCAGGCTCGCCTATACCCACGCCTATCCCATAACGGGGTAGTGCGTGGGCTTTGGCGTATCCGGTCGACTGCATCGCCACGCCTCACGCCGAGGCACAGATACGGCATCGCTACGCCCCATCGCTACGCCCCCACGGTCAGGCCATCCACCGATAGGGGAGACACAGGCACACAGGCACACGCCCCAATGTCCACGCACACGCCCCCACACGCCCCATACGGGCAGGCAACATCGCCGGCCATCAAATCCCACGCGCCCACGCGCACGCTCGTAGGAACGCCCGACAGATGGGCGAGGACAATGGCAAGAGGGGGGGCTTGTGAGCCAGCGCACGAGTTAGTGGAAAACCCCAGAAATCTTAAGCGACTTCCCTTTGTGTGGCCCGGCGACACCACCCCACACACCTCACGAAAGATTTCATCAAACTAAACCCCCCTCTACCACTACGCAGCCCATTACATATCTCCCATAGGGCGTATTCCAAACGCCGCATCCCCGTTTGGTTAAGATTTCACTATGGACAACTTCCCCAACTGGTTTGAGCAGACCGCCAAGCACAACTTCACGATGTTCGCCCTTCTGCCGCTGGACACCAAAAAACCCCTCGCCCTACTCCAAATCGGCACATTTGTGGGCCACGCAAGTGTGTGGATGGCAAAAAACTTGCTGAAGCACCCCGACAGTTTCCTTGATGATGTGGACACTTGGGAAGGAAGTGACGAGCCAGCCCATTACGCAATGGATTTCAGCGAAGTCGAGCAGTCTTACAACAAACGGATGACCGAGTGGCTACTTACGGGTAGGGTTCGCAAGCACAAGATGTTCTCTGGTGATTTTTTCCGCACCTGTGACACCCAATACGACTTCATCTACATTGACGGTGACCACACAGCGGCTGGCGTGTTGCGTGATGCCGTAGATGCCGACAGGCACTTAAAGGTTGGTGGAATAATCGGCTTTGATGACTACTTGTGGTCTATGGGGGGTATTCGTCAACTTGACCCCAAGCCAGCCATTGACGCTTTCCTAGATGTCTATGGTGATAAGTACGAACTTCAGGGTATGAATAATCAAGTGTGGGTCAAGAAGGTCGCATAGGGATTTTTTTCCCGACCCCATTACACTAACTAAACCCCTGTCTAGGAGTTCAGCGAGGCTTTGAGTTTCTTGGCGAAGTCTCGAAGGCTCTTGGCATCCATCGGGGAAGTTGCCTTCTTTGCCGCTTCGTGGAACAGCGTGACCGACTGCTTGACATCGTTTAGACCCAAGTAGCAGAACGCCATACGCTCTAACGGCAAGTGTTGATAGGCAGGATGGAAAATGGGCGCACCATCATTCGGGGCTACTGCACCAATACAGGCTCGGTAGAACGGGATGGCTTGTTCCCAACGCTGGTTCTCGTAGGCAATATCACCAATGAGTAGCCACGCTTCGGCTCGTTGGGGGGCAAAGTAGAGGGCTTGCAGCAGGAAACCGCTTGCTTCCAAATCTTGTTTTTCGCGGCGATGCACCTTTGATAGTGAAATCAGGGCTTCGTAGTATTCCCAAGTGAAGTGCTGCATCTGAAGGAACTTGTGGTACGCGGCGATGGCTTCCTCGTTGCGTTCGAGGTCACGAAGTTCATTGGCGTAGTAGTAGGCGGTACGGGTTGAGGTATCACCTTCGTCAATGAGCCGTTGCAAGATTTTGATATTGCGGTCAGTTGCCTTTTGGTCGTAGCCGAAGGGGTCGTTGACATAACCATCAGCGAAATACCACGAAACCTTGTTGTCAGTCTCTAGGACTTCGTGGATAGCCCCCACCCACTTTGGATTTGCTTCACGGTACGCCATACGGGGTACTGGGTAGTGAAAAGTAATACGCCCAGAAACAGGCTCAATGCAGCGGTTGAGTTCGACCCAGATAAGTTCCTCGTTTTGGGGGCGCTGGTTGATGATGTTTGTAGTTTTCAGCCACGCCCACTTTGCGACACTTTCGGGCGGGATGACATCTCCCGTGTCCAGCCACATAATCCAGTCACCTGTGGCTTTGGAAAAGGCGAAGTTTCGGGCGGCAGCGAAGTCATCTACCCACTCAAAGTCGTAAGTCGTTGCCCCATAACTTTCAGCAACTTCCTTCGTCTTGTCCAGCGAGCCGGTGTCTACGACAATGATTTCGTCAATGAAAGACTTGACCCCTTCAAGGGTCTGACCGATGGTGTTTTCGTTGTCACGGGCGATGATGCAGAGCGACCACTTCATAGTTGCTCTCCAAACAGGGTAGGTTGAGTTGCTTCAGGGGTTTGTGCGGTGCGTTCTTTTTCAGCCCACGCCACTCGTGCTTCAATAATCGGCCAATAGTCCTCGGTGAGTTCGCAGCCAACCCACTCAAAGCCTTCCAAGATGGCGGCAACTGCGGTAGTTCCCGAACCGAGGAACGGGTCTAACACAACGCCGTTTGGGGGGCATACGAGGCGAACGAGGTGGCGCATTAGAGCCAGAGGCTTGACGGTGGGGTGAAAGTTCTGTGCTGGTTGTGTCGTGAACTTGTCATTGACCGAGCCATTGCCCAAGTCCTCCCCGTTTTTTTGATTACCAAACTTTGCTGCCCTCTCCGGCAAATCGTCAAGACCAGCGTTGCGTTCTTTCTTACCCGCCTTCGCCTGATAGAAAAAGTCGGGGAAGTCGATTTCGCTGTATGCCGTTTGGGTGAAAAATCGGGCGGCAGAACCTTCGCTGGCATCGGACTTGCTGGTTTTATAAAGCGTTGGCTCTCCGTCATTGTTGAAGTGCCTTGCTCCTGCCGTAGTGTTCCAAGTGCCACCCTTGCTATTAGGGAAGTTCAGCGCAGGGCAACCCTCAACGCACTCCCATACGGGAACACTCACAGTGTGTTGCATCGCCCCACCCGTGCCGTTTCCACCAGCAATGGTTTCCTGTGTTCCAAAGTTGGCAGTTCGTTCCCCTGCCACCACGCTGTCCTCGGCTACGCCAACTTGCTTACAGCCGAGCGAGTGGGTAATCATTGTGTTCGCAGGCCAACGACCTACAAAGCCATCAGCAGTAGTCGGTTCTTGACCCTGAACAGAGCCATCCCAGCCACCTGCGTAGATTTGGTCTTTGGCAGAAATGT